TCGTGCCTTGGTCAGCATACATCGCATCTTCAATTTGTTGTTTAATGCTATCTGCTACGAATTGTAGTGAATGCTTATAAGTCATCTTGTTTGCCTATTGTTTTTGGTACGCAATAAGCACGGACTCTTGAGGTTATTGTGAAGTTTTGTTTGATATCATCAATGATAAAATTCTTTACTTGTTCACAGGTAACTTTATTTGTGAATTCATAATTACCTTGTGACAAGCCGTTAACATTACCAATGATTAAAATTAAAATAAATGTGTTCATCTCTCTCTCCAGATAAGGTTAAGGGTGGTCGGTTAGTAACCACCCTCATTTGTTTATTTATGCAACATTAAGCCACGCTGGTGCATCTTCATCATCAATTGCTTCTTGTGTATTAGACACAGGTGGTCTTGGTGGTTTAGATGGTGCGGGTTTAGGTGCTACATTTGGTGCAGGTCTTGCTGCTGGAATAGCACTCACAGGTGAAGGAACATTGCCAGATAATGAAGCAATGAATGCCAATCCTTCAGGTGAATTCAATGTTTGTTGTTGTGATACCAACGGTTCATCCTCACCACGAACTTCAGATAACACAGAGTAAAAACCTTTAATATTCACATTCACACTTGGACGCAGTTCCCCTGTATTACGGTCAGCATATGAATTAAATGCATGGTCAGCACGAACTTTGAATGGTCTGTTGTGAACTTCAATCACACCCGATTTAGGATAAATACCAATTGCAAGGAACAATGCTTTTAATTGTGACTTACCGATATCCACAGCACGTTGATTAGGATTACGAAGTGAATAGTACACTTTTGTTGTTGCGCCTTTATATGCGCCTTCTAATACTGTTAGTTCTAAATGCTGAACTAAATGTGTTTCTTCTGACTTACCTGCTGAAGGTTTAACTTCTGAACCTGTGATGGCTACAGTCACAACACCTTTAGGGAAACGTAATTGCGCTTCACCTGATGCGTCAACGCTATCCCATTGACCTGCCATTTCTTGATAAAAATTGCTCATTTTATATAACTCCGTGGTTAGTTTGATGCTGGTTTTAGGTGAGACCAGCAACTCAAATAATAATGTATTATCGGTACTTTTTGCGTTTCTGTCAACGCTGGTGTGTCGGGAATGTCATATTTCCAACGATAATATTGTTATCGTAGTAATCTTTCTCACGCTTGCGTTTAAGTCTTTTTTCCCAATGGTCAAGGTAAGGTTGGACTCTCGCTTCATCTATCCACACATTACTAATGCTATTATCAGGAGCTGGTATAGCACCGCTATACACAGCCATTTCAACCTGTTTCTTGGTCACACTAAGACGTGACATAATATCTTCTACAGTAATCATTTTGCGAAGTAATCACTACCTTTAGAATCATAGATAGCCTGTGCAATACAATTCCAGCCATCATTCTTTGTGATTGTGATATCACGCTCAAGTCCAAAACGATTCTTTGAACGGAATCTTGCGTTCTGTACTACACCTAGTGTCACACCTTGTTCTCTATCAATGTCAGCGGTATTCATCCCACTGCCCATGCCCACAGGTGTTTTAGAAGTATAAAGCATACCGAAGATATCACACCATTGTGTCACAAGTTCACGAGAACCAAATGACTTAGATGATTTAGGTGAATGTAATAGCGCATCAGTAAAATGAAACTCTGTCGCACTAATGGTGTCACGCTCTAAGTTAGTAAACACATGGCATGAGCAGCAAATGTTGATGCCGTTATCTGCAAAAAAATCTAACCATTTTAATGTATCTTGCCAGATAGTATTAGATACATTATAAGCATTACCATAACCATTGTGTGCTGATAACATGGTAAGTTTAGGGTTCGTTCTTGACACAGGGTCAAGCGCAATAACGTGTGTGTGGATGATACGCTCAAGTGCGGATAAAGAATCCACAACAATAGATTGATACTCAAACGTACCAGCCATCACGAGTTCTGATAACTCGCCAAATAGCTCAATTAAATCAGTATATGACGCATCATGCATAGGGATAATGGCTACTTTCTCTCTATCTACATCCACATAGCCTTTTTCTAACGCAATAAACACTGGCTTAGGTGCTGATGCCAAAAGTGTTGTTTTGCCAATACCTTCAATACCAGCCGCAATTAATCTTAAGCCTTCTTGTTTAGATTCTGTTGTTAATGCTCTGCTTAAAAAACTCATTTTATCTCTCCAGTTATTTTGTCTTAATTGACGATTGCATATTAATTTAATTTTGACTTGTTGTCAACTTGATAATCCAACTAATTCTAAAATATAAGTTAACGTATCATATGACACATGGTGTGCAAGACAATCCTTTGTGGACGCAGCTATAAGCTCACCATGACTCACCATGTCACAGGTGATGACGATATTACCCACAGACTTCAATCGTAGCACTAGCACGTTATCCTGTGGCTTAAATTGAACCACAACAAGTTGTTTGATATCAAAACTGACTATTGCACCATCTGAATCAGAAAATGCCACAAATTGTTGCTTAGGTTGTTTTTGCTCTTTTGCCATTACACAACTCCTTTGACTAATGCATGATGACGTATGTCTTCACGATAATATAATTTAAACACTTTATTTCTACCTGACTTAAGCTCTAATGCTTTTGGAAAGGTCTTATGCTCGATATGATGGTCGAGATAATTACATGATTTATTTAGTCGCGCACATATTGCATTCTTGCTGATAAACAGCGATTCAAATTCATCTTGGGTCATTTCCATTCTCCATATAAAAATGCTAGTTTAATTTGTTTTTATGATAACGTCAATGTTTCAACATCTCTAAAACTTCAAGTTCTGCTTCAAGCCAATTGCGTTCTTCATCATCTGAGCCTTCAAGCCACTTAAAATACGCTGCTTGTTCTACCAGTTGCTTATATTCATTATACTTAAGTAATGCAGGTCTATGACGATATTCATTAGATATTAATTGCATTATGTCTCCCTGCGATAAAGTCTAAATAAAGTGATGTAAAAAATGGATGTTCTTCAACCTGTAGAATCTTACGCGGTTTTCTTTTTCTTGGAAATTTATCCAAGTAGGCTTCAGTTGACACAACAAACGGAAGGATGTCTTCGCGTCTAAATAGTCTATTTCTATTTGTTTCTAAAATACCAACAGATGGGACTTTGTGCTTAATTAATCGTCCACGGAGGGTCATCTGTTCGATTCCAAATTCTTCCGATGCTTCTTGCATCGTCATTGTGCCAAGTGGCTTTGTGCTATATTTAACTTCATTCATACATATAATCCTGCAAAAAACATTAAAATTACGATTGGGAATAGGATAGCGGTGAGTTCTAACATAATTCTATCCATTATTGTGTTTACTTGTTCTTGTGTCATTTCATATACCTTTTTAAAATTTGAATTGCTTCATTAATACCCTCACAAACTTCATTATCACAATCGTAATACTTTGCATCAGATAACACGATATCGAGTTTAGCAATGGCTTCTTCTTTTTGAATAGAGAGCTTACTCACTATATCTGCCCAATCAATGTGTTCTTGGTTTACCATACATCACTCCCATATCTTTATCAGCACAGGATACATTTCTATATCTGGCATTATTTTGCCCAATGAACTGTGCAGAGAATAATTCATCTCGTGAGATGATGTCTTCATGCGCCACAGGTGTTTCTTTTTTAGCTTGAAGCAATTTCAGTGTTTCTTCAAATGTTCTTTTTTTCATATCGCTTGACCGTATAAGGCAAATAAGATTCTTCTTGGTAATCTGGAATCTGAATCTCTTCATCATCCTCTAGTTCTTTATCACAGAGCCAATCTTTGACGTATTGGAACACATCATCACCAAACCCACGATAGGCTTCACCTTGTGCATTCTCAACCTCAATAATATACACATCTTGGTCATAGCTAATTCCTACTGTGAGTAGGCATTGATATTTGCGACCAATCCATGCAAATTCTTGTAAATACATTCTGACCTCCGTTGATGTGTATATTACTATTAATTTTACGTTGTCGTCAAACTTTATTGTAAAAAATAGCTGATAATATTTCTAGTACCAGCTAAATCATTGATTACTCTTCAAATTTAATCAATTGGTATATATCCCCATTGCGCATCACGATACCACCAATATTGGTATCATAGACTTTTTGATAGCCTTTGTAGTGATAATATTCAATAGTCGCCACAGTGAGTGAGCCAAGAACCATGCCAATTGAAAAGGATATTAGGCAGAATTTAAACATTAGTTAATGCTCCCATACTTACCTGACACACAGAATGCTGAAATTAGCTTTGTATTGTCTACAGAGAGCTTGTAATCACCATAGGCTTGTACCAGTTCAAGTTTCGCATTATCACACGCTGTGGATGATTCTAGTTGAATTGAGGCAGTGTTCATCTGTGAGTACATACCCACAAAGATTGTGAAGACTAGTGTGGTCATGTTATCTCTCCCGTGCTTGCATCATTGCGTCTGCTTGCTCATAGGCACATCGAGCATTATCATGCACACCCCACGCTCTGTTTGTTTCTGGATTAGCCATCAAACCCTGCATAGCCTTAGCCGCAAAGTAATCGCGCAACTCTAATCCACCTTTGTTAATAGATACAATACGACTTCTACCATAACCACCTTCATCCATGTACTTTTCCATTTCCCTGTTTGTTTGTGGGTAAACGTATTTACTCATTTCACATCCCCTTTGCTATAACTATAATGATTGAAAAAAGAATAATACCTACAAATGTAGTAATCATGGCTTGTTTAAGTTCGTTCATTTGTCATCTCCGATGTGGCGGTATTCATATTCAGCACGAAAGCAAATAAATGAGGTACAGTTTGACCAGCTAAATTCTTCACCAGATTTAACTTCAAACTCGACCCAAGGGTCACGTCTTCTTTGTGCTACTTCAGCATACTTAGCCATTATTGCTGCGTGTGGGTGTGGTGTGACTACTGGCGTAGGTCTTTCAAATGTCAGTGACTCGAATGCAGTAGACCATAATTCTGAACCCGAAGTTGCAGTAACCCAATGCAGTCTTAATGCAGCTTTGGTTGCGTATTTTGGCGCATCGTTCCAATCAATTTCAATTTGTTGGGCAGTTTGTTTTTCGTTCCATTCAATTAGTTTTTTTGCACTAGAGCTAGAAAAGCACACATTTGTGATATCTAAAATATCGTTAATTTGTTCTTCAGTTAATAATGCCATCACTCTCTCCTCTTAATATCGCAATACACTCATCAACCCGTACAAAAATATTCAGTGGAAATTCATACTCACAAACGTAATCCAGTGATTCTCGTACTTCTAATAGCTTTTCTAAAAGCATTTCATTCATTTTGTTTCCTCTTTAATTACAGTATAAAAACGCTCTAAATTCACCAAATTGATATATTTGGTGAAATCCAACTACTTCAGATAAATGCAATGGAAACTGCGTTCCTGAAAGTTGCAAATCTTTTAATAAAACCTCGTCTGGTGAAACTTTATTTTTTAATTTTGATTTAAAGTTTATGCGTTGTAATACCGTTTGAATCATTGATGTTTCACTATAAAACTTTTCAAGTATTAAAACACATCCGCCTTTTATACATTTACTCTTTAAATTTTCAATTAAAACCTCCCTTTTACTTGGATGAATAAAAGACAATGTCAATATTGATGTTGCACATGAGAAGGGTTCGTAGCTGTAATTTAAAACATCTATCAATTTGACATTGTCTTTATTTCCTAAATAGTTATCAATCATCATAGGGTTGTTTTCTAACGCTATAAAATTTAAATTTTTTGATAAGATAACGTCATTGCAATTAAGTTCTACATTACCAATCGAACAGCCAATATCATAAAAAGTAGAATTGTTGACTCCAAAAAAGTTTACAATTTCTGGTAAAATCAATGATGAGAATTCATCATACCAAAATAATTGATTTTTAATATATTCATCAAACCCATTTGCAACTTTTGAAAAATCCCAGTTATCAATTTTCATAACATTCCACCAATTTTTTAAATATCTTATTAACTATTGTAGGATTTAAAGACCGTCCTATTCGTTCATATCTTTTAGCTGACGTAACAGCATTACCATCAGCTAAATACTTGGTGTGGTCGATAGGTAAGTTTTGTAACATTTCACATTCGATATGTGAAACTTTTCTAAATTCGTTATTATCTAAAACAAAAGGTACGTTATTACCACCAGTCCCCATATACGCAGTTAAGCACGGGAAGATACCTCCAAAATAACTTCTTATTTTTTGATGGTACAGTTGGTAAGTTCTTGTTTTAAGAACTGTAATACTCTCTCCGACAATCGGAAATATATTTTTGAATCCAATGTCTTTTCTAGTTCCAATAATAAATACTCGTTCTCTGTTTTGGGGTGTTCCAAAATATCGGCTGTTAATACATTGCCATTGTGCATCGTACCCAATTCTTTCCAATTCAAATAAGACTTTGGCAAAGGTTGTTCCGTTGTCGTGAGTAAGCAGTCCTTTAACATTTTCAAGCAATATGAACTTTGGTTTTTTGTGTTCGGCAATTCTGATGATTTCATAAAATAATAAGCCTTTATCGTGATTTTCTGTAAACCCTTCTCTTTTACCCGCTATGCTAAATGTTGCACATGGAAACCCTCCACATAACAAGTCGTGCTCTGGTATCTCATTAGAAGGAACATCTTGTATAAAACGTGAATCAACTTTATGTTTAAATTGATATTCATAAATGGAACTTGCATCCTTATTAACGTCATTTACAAATACATATTCGTTGCCCTCTCCAAAACCAAGTCTAAAACCACCTATACCTGCAAACAATTCAACTATTTTCATGTTTTCTCCCCATAAACCTTATTATATTTCCGCGTACCATTTACATATGCCGCTTCAATTAATGATGCCATGAATTCAGGGTTCTGTACATCTTTTGTTGTGGGATAGAATACACCTTCTACATTCTCAAAGTGAATAGACTTCTCGAATTCTACACAGTCAATGATGAAATTAATAATGGAATCAACATCATAGCATTCATCAAATAATAACTCTGAATCACCCACTTGATAACACAAGTCACGAAGAGCTTGGGTCACCATTGCCTTTTTACAGTCAAATCCGCTGTATAAAAGTAATTCTACAAAATCCACACATCGTGGGTCATTTATCAAGATATCAGCAAGACAGGTTAAATCCTTCTGTAAACGGCTCTCACGAGCCAAACGTAGTTTTTTAATAATAGCACCAACCCTTTCGATTTCTATAAGCTCAGAAGGCTCTGGATGGTGTAATGCATCGTATAAAGTGGTCATTATTAATCACCAATCCAATAATCGACTAAATCGTGATATGTTTCAGATGAGATAGCCCATGTACTTGTCGTATTTACACTTAAGCGATATTCTGCACCTGATTCCATCATGATATTTATCGTTTCATCTTTGGAATCAATATAAAGTGATTCAACTTTTTGGTCATTTAAAACAAACGTATTATTGCTTTTGAGTTTAATTATTGTGTGTGACATTTTGTTCTCCTCTAAGTTCATTGGCTTTTTCTTTAAGTCTGTCAATTCTATCTAGTAATGTTTCGTCCAGTGGTTTTATCTCACTTAACCCTGCAATCGCTAAATCAAGTAACACTAAAAATTCAGTAGTCGCATTGATTCGAGTTTCATCTTTCATTTCCCAACTCCACTTTATTCTCCTCTGAAAAAGGTCTTTCTTCAACTATCCATATTGGTTTCCAAGAAGTCGCAAATCTTACTGATAAACACCAGCCAAAACCACCGCCTAAAATAAACATAATAAATTCACTCATTTTTTTTCATCCAAAATAATATCTTCTAAATACCTTTTCATCTCTGACGTTTCATCAAATAAATAATCGGGAATACATTTATCGCTCATCAAACCCAGTGCTTCAAATATAGACAGCAGTTTAAGTATGTGTAGTGCTTGTTCTTTATCCATTTTCTACTCCAATACCGTGTGCTTTTTCTATTAACCTAACAAAATCGGTTATTGGGTTTTCACTGTGGTAAGTATCAATAAAAAGACTCATGTACTCCTCTTTGCTCAAAGGCTCACGCTTTGGTGATACTGTGTAAAGAGCTGTCCAATTTTCATTATATTTATTTCCATCAGATAGAAAACAGCTTCCAGAATCATTCATCCAAGCTACTTCTTTGCTCATACATTCCCCCCTGCTTTGCTGATTGCTTTTAAGCACATTTGTTTGTACTCACCATTTATTTTTGCTGTACCGTGCGCACCTTGTTCATTGCAATAAGATTCAATACCAGCAAACGCTTTTGATGCTTTATCCAATACATCAATCAGCTCGTTAATCGTTTGTGCTTGCTGTTGTACTTTTCTTTCCATGTATGTTTCGCTCATAACTCCACCTCATCAATAATTTCCTCAAAAGAATTAAAAAAATCATTTTTAGTTCTAACAAACACTTCACGAAGATTATTTGTATTAGAATAAACAATACCGTCAACCCACTCACCGTCAATTTTTACACGACACGCATTTTCAAGTAAGTAAACATCACCTGTTTTTTTGTTCTTGTATTGAATACTCATAAATCAGCCACACTTACTTGCCGAACACGATAAGCATACTTTGCAGTTATCCATCATAATAACCGCTTTGGTATTACACTCATCGCATAAGGTAGCATTGGCAGGATACCCAGATTCTTCTTTACCCATTACTTCTTCACGCTTTGCTTTAATAAACGCCTGCTGATGCTCATCAACCACAGGCTTAATAACACCTATGCTTATTAAATGCTGTTCAATTACAGTACCAATTTCAGCTA